AATTTCTTCTTTAGACAAGTTTTTAACTTTATCCTGAACCTCTTTAATAACTGGGTCCATTGGAGGTATGTTCCTATTAGAAGCAACAGAAAATCCTGCTATAGTTTTATCAAGAAAATCTCTAGTTGAACTTGGAAGTTTTAAATAATCATCTGATGTTCCTACAGCATCAAATACCTTATTTTCTATTGGACTATATAACTCTTCATATCTCTTTTTTTGTAATTCTCCACCTTTTTGAAACTGTCCACCCCATGCAGGACTATAATTACGTCCTTTAGTGTTGTATGCCCATCCTTTGAAACCAGGAGGTAAACTTACATCAGAATCATTAGCATTAGGTTTCTTACCATAGTTATCTTGCTTCTTCTGCTTCAACACCAGTCCTCCTTGCTCATACTTATCTAACCATGCACCACCTTCAGCCTTATAAGGCTCAGCTCCTCCTGCAATAGCACCAAAGAACTTACGTTGCTTCTCAGTGAGAGGATGCCCATGCACGCTCTTGTCGTGTAGGATTTCCTTAGCTTTTGCAGATGTTAACTTCTTTGCCATTTTACTTGTAAGAGATTTGAGCAGGTGTAGTGATAAATTGGGAAACTAGATGCACATCAGACTTGTTATCAAGGATGTGTCTCACCTTCATGTCTTTAGCTCTTAGAGGTTCCTTTTTGAAGGATCTCTTGCCATAGTCCATATTAGCTTGGTTCACCACCTTATCCAAAGATAATGATTCACAAGTGGTTAGGAATAGTGGCAGTGACTTACTTTTTACCAGTGACCAGAAGGTGTTATACTGGTAGAAGTTATCACTCTTTGTATATGTAATTGTCTTACTCTCAGTGTTATATAAAGGATATTTCAAATACTCCTTCAGGTTGTTAATAGGTTTAGGTACCAGTTCTAGAATACCAGTGGACTGTTGACCATTGTAAAGGACTGCCTTATTAAACCATTCATTATCCACCTCAATCCTGTCATTATCATTAAACACTCCATACCCATTGTTGAAATATTTATACACCTTTGTGTAATCCTTAACACTCTGAAGAATCTCATCGTAGTAAGAATATGCAAAAGGATATTCAATAATGTAAGGCTCTATGTTTCCATAGAACTTGTTGTAGTTCTCAACATCTGTCAAATGTCTCCACACACAGGAGCTATAAGAAGGAGTGAATATAGCTGTTACCTGTTGATTAGGAGTGACAGTAGATATAGGGAAGTTGATAGTCTTTTTGCACTTTCCTAAGGACTCAATAATAATCACTGATGCAGCATCGTCTACAGAATAGCTAATGCCATTAATTAACGCACTCAAAGGCACGTTGGTTCCTAAAACATTTCCAAGGTTGTCAGAGATGTTGAAAGGACCACTCCTAGGAGAGGCTTTGGTGATCTTTATGAATACTGTCTGTGCCATTCAAATAATGTTTATAAAGGGGCAGTAGTAGTTGTTGTAGTGGTTCCACAAGTGTTTCCACAATATGTTCCCTTTGTAATATTCGCAGCTCCACCAAATATCACTATACTGTTCTCCACTACACAAGGAATCACATAAGGAGTGGGGTCTGTAAGGGTTGCATTACCAGTAGTTTCATCGCAGTTAAACCATTGAATCTGCACTACAGGATCTGCTACCACTGTATATTCATAACAATCATCACAGCTTGGAGCAATTGTTGTAGTAGTGGTGGTAGTGCTAGTGGATGTAGTGCTAGTTGTGCTTGTAGTGGTTGTACTGGTACTAGTAGTAGTGGTTGTAGTTATCTCACAAGCCTCTCCCACTAAGGTACAATCAGGTACAAAGTAGGTGGTAGTTGTTGTTGTGGTGCTACATCCAGATCCAATTAGTGTTACAAACAATCCTTTAGCTGCAGCTTGAATATCATCTCCACATACACACACATATTGTGTAGTTCCACCTGCTATCAGAACGTTAAACTGTGGAACACCATTGCAATCTGTGTAGTCGTATGTTAATGTGTCAGAAGATTGATTCTCAACTGAATATGTATTACACTCACACACAAATGCTGTTGTTGTAGTGGTGGTAGTGTTAGGAACGGGATTTGCTACAATAGCCTCAAAGTCTGCACAGCAATCATTCAGTCCAGAATAGAAGAAGTTGTTCTCAGCTATGTACCAGTTAGGAATGTAGCTATGGAAACTCACCCAGCTCTTTGTGTTCACATTGAAAGACAAAGTCCAGCTCTTGTTGCAGAAGTATTCAGTATCAGTTAAATATACCTGCTTTCTAATAGTTCCTGTACTATCACAGCAATCAACCTCTTCCTCTAGATAGAAGTTGAAGTCTGTCTCATCGTACACAATGTTCTTGTGTTTTGGAATATAGTCAAGCTTAGTAATGATGATACGGTCAAACTTACTATCATATACACCATGCAGTCCAAGTCCCTTGAAATGATTATCGATAGGAACATTAGGGAAGTAACGCAAGATTTCAAATGCTAGGTGATCTGTAAAGAACCTGTTCATTCCAGATCCAAAAGCACTCAAGTCTTGAGCTCCGCTACCTGTAATAAGGAATATTTGTCCACGCTTAGCATCCACACTCACCTGCCCCTGAGGTATCTTAAGAAGCATTTTGTTCTGAGTTCCTACATATCCTAGATCAGTTTCTGCAAAGTCTACAGGAGGTGAGCTTCTAAATAAGCTATCGTTACCCATATAAGCAGCCTTAGGATTGCTCGTATCAATTGTAAGAAGCGTGTTATATAACAAGCTCTTGTTCTCAAAACGAGCAAGGATAGCTTTGTTCTGTATACCATCTAAGCTTACCAAAGGACCATAGTTCTGTGGGAAGTCAAAATAAGATATAGCTCTGTATATCAACCAGTTATTTCCTCTTGTATCAGCATTTGCATCTTGAGCATCTGAGTAGATGGCTCTAAAGGGATACACTGTAAAGCACTCTTTCTTCCAGTCGTAAGGAAGGTGAGTGAATGTGTTCTCTCTATTTTGCTTTGAGAAGGTGGTGTTGTAGTAGTATGTATTGTCGTTTGCAATAGATACATAATCCTCCTGCACCCAGTCATCAGGAATACCTGTGCTAACATGAGGCCAGAAGTCTCCAGCTCTGTTATCAAATGCCTGACGAAGATCTACATTATAAGAACTCTCACAATAGAAATATGGAATTCCATAAGCAAACAGATACATTTTACCATCATAGTAAGTTCTACCAGCTGCAGTTTGAGGAGTTTGACTGTTAGGACAATCTAAATTAGTAGCCTTTATAGATATAAAGTTTCTCAACACTGCTGTAGATACACTTGTATCTGTAACAATAGAACGAGCTGAATGCCAGTATTGTGGATAGGCTACATTACCAATCTCATCGTAGAAAATGTCACTATCATCAGGAGCATTTACACGATTGTCTATGAAGAATGGAAGTTTGGTTTTAAATGCAAACTTGCTAATAAATGTATCACCTCCAAAGAATGTAGCAATTACAGGAGTGGTTACAGGAGTGAGATCTCTTTGAAACCCTGTATCTACAGTGTCATAAGAGTACATTTGTCCATACTGATTTGGAGCAATGTTCTTAATTGATCCATAGTAAGAGACAACACTTATATAATCTTCTCTATTAGGAGCATCACATTTATTAGCTCCTGAAAGAGTCATTCTTGAGTTATCTGTTACTAGTCCACTAATGCTTGCTGTATCACTTGGGAATGGTAAAGGATCTTTTGCTTCATCTGTCTTTAGATAAACAGAACTCTCTCTGTTCCAGTTGTTTACATTCTCATCATCACCTACTCCCTGTACACCAGGAATTAAATAAAGCTTGATATCAAGCTCGCGTTGTTTAATTCCAAGTCCATTATCAATTACATTACTGTAGTCGTAACTAGCTATAGAATTGTAAGACCAGGCAAAGTTTTGTCTAGTGATACCGTTGATGTAAATAGTAAGATAGGCTTGATAAGCAGCAAACAGAGCAGAAGGGTTATATGGAGACGTGATATTAGCAACCTGATTAGCACTAGCTAAAGCATCCTCTTGAGCCTGAAGACTCACAAGTCTGTACATAGCGTTCTTCTTCACCTGTACAAAGTGAGCACTACCAGCACCAAAGATTACATTCTCTAGCTTTAGAATGTTTCCTAAAAAGGGCTGACCAAACGAAGTTTCAGGAGAATTGAATACATGTCTATACTTAGATCCTTCTTCATCAAACCCGTTGAGATTATCAGGATTACAGTATTCATATCCTACTTGTTGAGTTAACTCAATTTGATAGTTTGCACTACCATAATCGTAGGTAGGAGATGTCAGAGCAACAAGGTATCTACTAGTTCCACTAGTTAATGTGAATGTTGTTTCTTCAAGAGCTTTTTGAGGACTGTTGCAACAACCATTTGTAGGGTTTAGTGCACAGTATTCAGCCCAATCATTATAGCCTGAAGGAGGAGGATTTAATGTTCCTGTTAATGCATTATATCCACATATTGTTGGAACAGCAGGAACATAGTTGAATGTAACAGATGTATCTGTATCAAAAATCTTATAGACGTTATATGTATTAGATATGATGCCTCCTTCAGCACCATCAACAAACTTAGGGGAAGGAAAATCTAATGCACAAAGAGTGAATGATGTATTTAAAGGAAAATCATCAGTAGTGTTTGGGCCAATTGTACCTGTAGCAAGTTCTCCTGTATAACAATCAATATACTCTATTTTACCAGCTTTTGCAGCATAAATGAGAAATTGTCTACATATAGAACTAGTGCTTGTTCTAGCCAACTCAATTGTATAGGCATTACTTTTTTCTAGAAGGAATGGATCTTTCCTAAGATCGTTATAAGGATAGTTAGGAAAATAATAGTCAGTTCCCTCTCTATTATATTTACCTACGTTTCTAAGAATACCCTTAGCTACGATAGACTTATTTGTACTACGGTCACCACGTACAATTTTAAAACCAACAATCTGACGTTTTTGTTCAGTTGTTAGACTGGAGGAGTTGATAAGTGCTTGCACTTGTGTAACATCAAGTCGTACACCTAATGGAAACACTGCATCTTTTTGCATCACCATGCTATTAGCACCAGTGAATAGAGCAGATTCAAATATAGGACTCACTAGAACATCTGGGAACTTATGGTGTCTGATCTTCTGACCAGCTAGATCTCCCCATAACTCTCTATCACAAGGATATTCTTCGAGAGACTCCCAGTAGGAGAACTGACCATATTGATAAGGTCCTTTATAGTCTGTGTCTGTAGAATATCCTGGAGAGAACCCTGTAACACTAGCTGTGTTGTATATCTTCCAGTAAGGGCTAGTTCCAGCAACAGGATCATCAGGTTCACCTATGAAGTCATCATTAGTATTGGATACAGGCCATAAGTCATTCGCAGTGGGTATTCTACCAGGAATATGGAATCCATCAGTTTGCTTACCGTTCTGAAGGAGGAATACAATCTCAAATGCATACACCTCATCCCTCAGATAACCTCTAAGGTTGGTGGCGTTTAATTCGTCTGCATAAGTTTCTGTAGCAGGAATACGATATGTTTCCCACTCAAGAGTGATTTGACTTGCAATCTGTTGATAGTTAAGTCTTTCTGCAGATGTGAGCTGGTCCCAAACTAATACATCACGAACAGCTGTAACATCCTGAGCCACTTCATAATAAGGAAACTTCTCAAAGATATCATCTACTGTCAAACGAATATCAGTTTTGCTTTGACCAGTATAAGTGATTACTTGTGAGTCTCCATCAATAAAATAAGTGCCTACCAACTCTACAGAGGTGATACCATTTATAGTCTTGATAACAGCTAAGTTAAAATACTTAAATAGTCCTGTAAGGTCCAAATTGCTAACAGTGAGCTCAATGGACTTACCCACTGCATAGTTGAAATTGATAGTGGTAATGCTTGGGTCAGCAATAGGAGTGGGATTGGTAACTGAGTAGTAAGAAGTATACGGACCACCAACAACATCTGCATATTGAATAGCAAATTGATAAGTGCCTGCAATAAGATCTCCTCCACTTGTTACGTCTGTAACTTCTAATTGAGGAATCTGGAAGTTGGGCTGTACGCTCAATCCATTGCAATCAATCTCATCACTGTAAATAGGATCGCACGCAGGAGTTCCTCCTATAAGAACATAGGGGAGATTCTCAGGATTAAGGTCAATATATCTTCTAGGATTGAGACCGTCTGTCCAATACACCTCAGTGGTGCAATTGGTAATTCTGTGGACAGACTTATGGATGGGATGATTAATGCTGAAGTTAAGACAAGGAGCATTGATATACTTACGATAAACACAATCGTTGTTATCCATATATCCAATCTCAGAACCTCCATTAACAGGGTCTGTAAGAAAGAACACATGTTTGCTCTTCTCAGGGATGAAGTGTTGACCTATCAATACATATCCATCAGGAAATGTAAGACAAAGCTCATTCCCCTGCTCATTCTGATAGTTTACAGAATTAGCATCAAAGTTTTCTAAAGCAGCGTTTAGTGCATACGTTAGCTGGCCTTTGGGAATCTGTTGAACAGATTGATCCATGTTAAGACCAACGGTAGCATTATTGTATTCCTGCCTAATATTGCCTTGTTCCTGTTCAGCCATTAGTATTAGTTATTACGTCTCCAACCATATCTATTAGTACGGTTAGGTAATTCATACATGTTAAATCTATTCAAGTCATTCTTGATTCTACGTTGCTTAGTCCAAGCATCTTGCTTCTTGATCTCAATATCAGCCATGATAAACGCTTCATCAGACTGTTGTTTGTAGTACATAAGCTTTTGCTGGAGCTGATTGTAGGTCTCGTCATTCACCTGGTTGGTTAGAGTTTCTACCACTTTATATTTGATGAAAGCCTCAACATATTCCCTAATACGATAGTTATCAGGAATCAGCTGATTTCCATTAGCATCATAATCTGTAGCATAGAATAACAGGTGCACCACTCCATTACGGAAGTTGGTTACAAACTTGTTGTCTCTAATATCAAAACTGTCATATCCTGCAGATCCAGGAGTAAACTCACGAAGAGGAGGTGCCTCTTGATAGAACTCCCAATTGCTTGTATAATCTACACCACAGTTCTTTTGTGCAGAGATATTACCAGGCTTGAGTAAATACTCCCTTCTGTATAGAACAGGGGCTTGATTGTTTGTCTTGTACACTGCTTGTACTAGATTGGGCATACACTTAGGACAGAACTCCTGACCACAGTTTCCTTCTTCACAAGGATTGCCATACACAATTACAGGACTCACCTGAATTGTTGTAGAACTAGCAGCCTGAGAATAGAAAGAGTTAGCTTGCTGATAAGGATAACCGTTTACAGCTGTGCATAACCAAGCTTCACGAACAGCAAAGAAGTTGTCTGGGAGCCTAGCCTCATAGTCACAGATGTGTAGAATTTCTTCAGCAATCACGTACGTGGTTCTACCTAGCTTTCTGAGACACTTGTCTAGATAGGTAGGGAACATCAGATCATCAACAGCTCCTGTATCAAAATAGCTTTTGAATTCCTCCTTAACGGTGGCATATACAGGCTCTGGGCTGATGAAATTATATTTGTAATAGTATGACATCTATTTTACTTTTTTCCATTCATGATAAACGTGTTGATATTTATCATTGGTTTTTAGGTAGTGAGAGAGTAACCTGGACGTATTTCTGGAAGGTTTGAAATACCACAGAGAAGATTGTTTAAACCTTGCTGTTTCTTTAAACCAAACCCACCCAAAGAAGAATCCTTCTGTATGAAAGTTGAAGTTGTAGATGCGTTTACCTTTCTCCTTTGTCTTTTTCCAGTCAATAGGAAGGTTGACAAACTCTTTACCATCTACACCTTTCATCTTTCTACGCTTCTTTTTGTTAATAGAGAATTCACCAAATCCAAATGGAAGCTTTGCTCTTTCTCCTGTTTCTAGGATATATTCTTTGAAAGCCTCGTTAAAGGAATATACGATGTTTCTCCACTCATCAAATGATAGCTTGATAGAGGGGTGTTTCTTGCAGAAATTATTGTAGTTTTCTTTACTAGCGCTACGCCAGTCTATTTTAACTCTCATGTCTTATCTCAAGTTTGGAGCGTTTGGTGCTTGACCATCAACTCCATCACTTGTGATGTCTGTCTTCAATTTGAAATACGTAGAGAGAAGCTTTTGAGAAGTGAGCTCTAACACTTGCTTTTCCAGATATCCTGGAACTGGTGATTCCTTATCTAAAGGATTCATGCAGAGTTGTTCTGTGGTGTACTCAGGAGTTCCACATCCACATTCGGGATACATAATCTCATTTGGAACATCTTCCTCAAAGAGAGCAACTAGTCTGATTGCTTTCAGTAGGGGATTGTTCACATAGAGATATCCATTAGAAATCCAGTAGTATTCTTCCTTCTTGATAATAGGAAGCTTGAGCAAGTTTACGTATCGGTTGATGGTTATTTCCTTAAGTTTCTTTCCCTGTCCACTCATAGCATTAATAGAATACACCCCTTGAATTACATACTGATAATTACCTTCTGTAATTCTGGGAAGTTTAAATTTTGTTCTAGCTACAGTGCAAGGATCTGCGTAATCACAGCATTCAGAAATAGGAACTTCCACCATCTCTAAACAAGGGATGGTGGTAAAAACTGTATCGGTTGCCCATAACTTCCTCAGATTAGTCTCACGCTTTATCAGGAGGAAGGCATTGTTCCTAATCTCAGACATGACAGCTCTATCCGTGATCAAGTTGTCCGTGGAGAGCAACTTGTGCATAGAGCGTACATCTGAAACTAGCTTCCTAAAAGTTGACATTATAAATACTGTTTGAATATATTTGTTATTCCGTCTTCAAAATCTATCAGGAAACCTGTCACCTCACCTTTAGTAATAGTGTAACCATTCTTATCATCCCAAGAACTCTTGGCTGTAGAGAAGGCAGGGAGCTGGTAGAACTTAATACCGTTGAAATCCAGACTCACCTCATGGTGCTTGTCTCCTGTAAATATGTAAAAATTCTCATGACTTGACCACTCATCTTTAAACTCCATAGGGAACAAACCAGCAAGTTTTGCAGGCTTCAAAGCATCCCCATGGTTGAACATCAGTGCGGATGCACCATAGCTGACATACTTCCTATATCTTGGAGAGATGTCAAAGAACACACGCTCCTCGTTTCTAAAGTAGGTTTTTAACCAGCTAGCTAAGTGCCAGCCTACAAACTCATCGTGATTACCAGCTACAAAAATTACATCAACCTGTCCACCCTTCTGAAGGAGAAGATTAATGACGCTCACCTCATGATCACAGATTGCTTGGAAAGCCTCGTGGTAGGAGAGAATATTTTGCTGGGGAGTACCCTTTGTAGTTGTGTTAGTGAACTCACTATTGAACTCATCAGAACCAATAATATAGTTGATATCTGTGAGATTATTAGCTAAAGAGGCTTGATTTAAAATGATTTCCACTCTTTGGATAAAATCACCAAAGCGCTCTTCTATATCATTGTTTCCTCCAATGTCTAGTTTGTTTAGGTGGGAGTCCTGTTTGTTTATAACTAAACAGGCATCCTTCTTAGCTCTGTCAAACTTTGGAGCCACTATCTCAGGGGAGCAAGGTTCATAATTCTCAAGGAAAGCAACAAAGCTGTCTTGGAATACCTGCTCATCTTTTTTCTTACCTAACCATGCTTTCACTTGGTAGTGAGGCTGGTCAGCATTTCCCCAGTAGTTTTGGACGTATTTAGTTATCTCCCACTTGTCCGTATCTATCTTACATTTCTCAATCAACTCGTCCAAACTCTTGATTTCTTCCTTAGAGTTGAACACCACTTCACCTGTTCCCTTCTGAATGTCTTCAACAAATCTTACGATTTGATCTTCTAGTTCTCCAATGTAATTTGCAATTTCTGCAGTTTCTTCAGCCAATTCTGAGCCTCGCAGCTCTCTCATCAATTCATCCACCTCATTTTCTGTAATGTTGAGTTTCTCTGCATAGAACTTTTTGCTCTTTTTCCAGTGAAGCATCTGCTCCAGCTGTTGCAGAAGGGATTGATTTTCAGGCATTTACGTTTTAGTTTGATTAAAATTGCCCTAAAGGTACGAAAGTTTTTTGATATTTTCCAAATTATTTTAACCAATCTGATTATTGATACTAACCAACTTGGTTATAAAATAAAAACTCCCTAGGGTAGAAACCCCAGGGAGAAGCCCTGAAAACCAACAAACAGAGCTTTTTGATAAGTTTAAATTACTGTGGTTGTTGTGGTTGTAGTGCACTGCACAATAGGAATGTCAACATAGTTTGAACAAAGTGGATTACTTGATGCCACTCTGACAACTGTTGTTCCATTAGGAACTAATGCACTAGTGTATCCAGCCAAGAGAGCCACCTTGCTCACTCCTGTTTCAAATGCTGATATATACCCATCTAGATCTGAATACAGGTTAAAAGGTCCTGTATCAGATCCAGCTGTTGTTAAAGTTATTGTTACTATCACGTTTTATTAGACGGTTGTGGTTGTTGTAGTTGTTGCAGGACAATCTCCCAAATCAACGAGCGTTACACCTGGAACTGGAGGAACTACTACAGAATCCTCACAAGCACAAATGTATATAGTGGTTGGTCCAACAACATTAGCATTTACAAGAATTCCTCCACACTGATAGTATGCAACTTCTATTTCAGAAACTGTTGAATTTGTTACTGAGTAAAACTTACAAGAAGGACAAGCTATTGTAGTTGTTGTAGTGGTTGTTGGAGGATTAGTAGTAGTAGTGGTAGTTGTTGTTAAACTATTCACTAAAGTTTGAAGACTTAGAATCTGATCTTTCAAATCACAAATCTCATTATCTACTTTCTCAAAAGCAACAGTACCTGTATCACAAGTATTAATTCCTGTACAAGGAAGATTTGGTCCACTATAAGAGATATAATCAGTAGGAACAAGTTGCACTGTACAAGGATCACCCCCTGGACAAGGAACTGTGTTTATCAATGGATTCGTTGTGCAGCAAGGGTTTTGTGGAAGGAATATCATTTTATATAAGAGGTTTAACTATTAAGGAATATACATAATATAATAGCAAGCACGAACAGGAGGAATGTTATTGTGAGACTGTCCACCTCCTGCAGAAGCGTTGGTGATAGATACACTAATTCCTGTGCTGTCAGAGCTAGTAAGACCTACAGTTGCTGTTGTTCCAGAGCTATTTACCAAAGCATAACTTGAGTTACCACCTGCACCATATTGATCAGCAATACAGTGAGTAGAGTCAATTAAATCTCCAGTAGAGTTAGGATTAGCAATAAAGTGACTATGTTCAGGATCTACAATACTTACAGTGTTGACGTGAGTGTGAGCAGGAATTTGTGTAGTAACTAATGTTACAGCATTCTCACCAGCAAGTGTGTTGAGAGCATAGTTGGGATTGGAAGGACTTACAAAAGGATCTACCACAGGGCTCAGAGCTCCACCAGGAACACCCTGAATAGCACCTACAGCAATTCTTCCGCGCTTGTCAGGAGTACCGTTATTTCCATTACACAGATAGATTTTGTCAAATCCATTAGCTGAAAGACCTGCACCTGTACTATCAAAGTTAGCTAAAGATCCATAGTATTCAACCACTGTATAAGGAACCATTCTGTCCTTATATTGTGTAACACCAGGAGTTGGTGTACAAGCTGCTACAAGAGCACAGAGCTCTGATTTTTTTACATAGTTGGTTTCAACATCTAACACAAATGCTTCAAAATCAACAATATGTGCACAGAGTTCAGTGATTACTGCCTGAAGAATATCGTGTGTTCCTGAGGAAGAAGTTACACCTGTAAGACAACCTACAGTGTAAGGTCCTTCCAAAGCAGCAAAGTCTTCCTCTAGAGCAGTAAGTCTTTCGTCTAGTTCACACACAGCTTTGATCAATGCATTAATAACATTGGGGAGTGTAAGATCTTCACAAGCCACTAAGTTCTTGTTTACAATCTCACAAATAATTTGAGGATTGATATCTAATTTTATACCAGTCCCATTAAGAGTAGAGGTGAGAAACTCAATAAGTGCTTGTTCAATATATGATAAAGAGTCACCTGTTTTAATACCTAACACAGGGACATCTATACCAGTATATCGTATACACTGATCTGATACAGTTTCCACGCAACCATTATAGCAATTTGAGCAAGACATCTATTTATATTTTAAAAGTTTAACTCTGCTAGCAATCATATTTACTGTGAAAGGAGCAGCGTAATCGGGGTTACAATACTTGTAGACAAGTATTCTTCTGTAGTTTATAAGATCCAGCATTACCCCTCCAGGTACAGGCTGGTTCAACATAAACACAACATTATTGTACAAATTATTTCCAAGCTGCGCTAACTTGCAGTCTATATCTGCAATTAACGAAGGTACATCAGCGCACTCTGGACAATTTGTAAGCCTGGGTGATAACATTTCCTATAAGTTTTCTTCCTTGTTTTGCAGCACTATTGCATGCAGCACAAAGACCATTAATCAATTGACATCCGCATCCAACCTTCATTCCACATTTTCTACATGCAGCCATATTAATAAAAGTTTATTACATAGTTGGTTCCAGAGCATCCACAGTTGTTCTTGATAAAGTTGTTCAACATCATGTCTGCTTGGTTGTATAATTTAGTTGCTTCAACGTCAGCACAATTGTTAGCAGCAGCAATGGCTCCTTGTATAAAGAAATAGATAGAGTTCAAATCCACCTTTGCTTGTGTTTTAATAGCTCTATCACATTCCATCATATCGAGCTTCATGAACGCACCATCAAACTTTTCTTGCAGTTGCTCCACACGTATAATAGACTTCTCTACGAAGTTTTCATATGCAGGGGCTACAGAATACTTTAAACGATAAACCCCATCAGGTAAAGGTTGATCTATACCGACGGGACTTATTCCTAAATTTGATGTGGTAAATACATTGAAGTCGTTAACACTGAACGGTTTGATAAATGTACCAAAACCAGGAACAGTGATCTCAATTGTGGCTCCAGAAACAACAGGAGGATTAGTTGGATAGACAGAAGCATCAGCAACTCCAAGTGTAGTTGTGTTATACGTAGGAATTACTAATATATCTAATTTTAAATCTGCCATGTTGTTTTAAATAAATAAGCCAGAGGATCTGAGTTTGTATCCTCTCACCTCTGGCTTAGGTTAATATAATCTAGGTTTATCCTACTATTACGGGATCAAAGTTGATGTAGTAGTAGTAGAAGGCCATACAGTGGTTGTAGTAGATGTAGTTGTTACACATGCACCATTTACACTAGTCACTGTACCAAGTGCAGCCTCAAGAACAGCTTCGATAGCAGTCTCAGCAGCACTACCACTTTCAACAGCAATGATTACAGTGCTATCTTCCTTGATGTAATCTCCCCACTGATAAGCAGACTTGTCATACTCATTGAACTTGATGTAGTAAGTGGTATAAGTTGTACCATCACTAACCCAGCTCTCAAAGTTTTCATTGTAACCATTCATTCTGTAGAGGTGCTTCAAGTAACCAGCTTGATAGCTGTAGAAGTTCTTCTCTAATTGTGCGATCTCTGCAGAAGTACCACTAGCGTAAGAAGAACGCTGTACTACAACAGGGTTAGCAACAATGTTACAAGCATCTGCTACGATGAAGTCAGCAGTTGTAGCTGGTCCACTGTACACGAATGTACGGAACCACATACGGTCATACTCGTAAGGGAATGCAGCAACATCACAAGGCTGACCATATTTAGTAAGAGGCTTACCAGTGATACGCAAGAAAGCGTTTTGGTCGTTACCAATTCTCTGGAACTGATAGAAGTCAGAGAAAGTAATGTTGTCAGGGTTGTTTCCAGGAGCCTGAAGGTTGAAGTGATAAATCAAATCATCGATCAAAGCAGGAATATCAACAATGTCACAAGGATCACCACCACAATCGCAGCAAGGAGCTTGAACTGTGATAGAACGAGTGAAACCGTTAAAATACAAGGTATCCAGGTAGCTAGAGTGAGCACGGAGAGTTACAGTTACAACCTCACCACACTTCACATTCCAGTTTCCAACATCAGTAATCTGAGTGAGAGGAGTAGGACATCCGTCCACTTTGTACCACTCAGTTACGTTGCTGTTACAACCAGAACCAGAAGGACAACCTTTAATCTTATCAGAACGCTTAGAGCCTTGCAGATAAGTGTTAGTACGGCCCTGCGCAATGTAAAAATAGGGGGCAGCAGCAATGTTCAAAGCTGTTGCAACAGCATAGTCATTTTTGTAGATACCTACTTGACCAGCTGTTAAGTCTTGCGTAGATCCAGAGCTAGGGAGCGCAGATTGCCCTACTGGCACTACGAAGAGCGTAGTTAATGAAAAATCAGCCATTTTGTTTTATTTTAGGTGATTGAAAAATTATTCGTTAGTCTGTATCCTGAATTGTGCACTTTGAGCAGCAGACTGGTTCTCAGTGTACATTGCCAGGTTTTGTACTGTTAAGTCTACCAATTCATCCTCCAGATAGAGTTCAAGTTCGCAGTCTTGATCCACTGAGTCTGTTCCATCAAATCTTACATATCCAGTCTTGTCTATGTAAACAGGATATCTCATATAAGATATGTAGATGTCCTTTGGTGTGAATGTACCATCAGTGAAGATGCTTATCTCATCTGTCGAAAGGAAGTTGAAAGTCTCTTGATATTCAAAGCTTGGTTTGTAATGGGTGTTGTTCAGAATGAACTGAAGGTCACCGTGTTTAGCCAAGTCTCTGTTAATCCAGATCTTTCTATCCTTACACACCCCTTTATCAGCTAGTACATAACTATCAATATAGAACATGTACTTAGGATCAAGCAGGTGCAAATTGGCAAACCATTGATTTAGTTCCTCGTTCTTAAGCGTGAGCTTAAGAGGTTGGTGATTGTAAGTGACCACTAAGCTCTGGAGGTCCTCATAACGCTTTTTAAAAGCATCTAGTCCCATCCCACTTATTACACTAAAACCATCAACCTTTTGTTTTATCAGCTTGATTTGAGCTTCGTTAAGAGCTAAAATCTTGTCTTCTAAGTTTATCTGCTGGTGAACGTTAGTTGACAGTTTATTTAGTTTCTGATCAATCTTATATAATAAACTGTCTACTGGTATCATACTGCAGCTAATTTCTTAGTTTTCAACTTTCCTTCGAGAGTCAAGAGTAAGTCTTGATTATCATCGTCAGCAAGTTGTTTAATTAAATCATCTTCGTCCTTAGCTATTTCAAACTCACCCTCATAAATCTTACCATTAGGTTTGAGTCTATATACTGAGTGAGTGATTGCTTGTTTCACTAAGTCCTTGATATGGAGTAAGTTATCCTTCATATCTGCGAAGCGAGTGAACACTTCGACAGGATTTAAACCTTGATACTTACCGTTCTTAAATTCGGTTTGTTTCAGGACATTGTCTACAAGGTTGTAAACTGCTTCCTCTTTAGTATCATCAGTTACAGGTAATCCCAACAGACGTGCTACTTTACGTTTTCTTTCAGGAGTCATGCTATCGAACTTAACAATAGCTTTATTGATAAGCTGTTTCTTTTTGAACAATACAGCATTCTCAATTTCATCATCAGCTACATAGAACTGAGTTTCAGCAGGATATTCACCACGCTCCCAAGCTTGATAAGAGCTAGCGATTGTGGGGTGAACACGCAACCAAGAGAAAGCTAATTCCTGAAAAGGAATTGAAAGATCGAAGAAGTTATCACCGTCCAGCAATTTAACAGGCTGAACGTGCAATGTGTCTGATGTAGATGTAGACAATCCATAGTTCCAGAAATTAGAACGAGGACCTAGGTCAACATCACCAAGTGCAGCTTGTAATTTGTCTCTAAGTTTTGTAACACGTTCAATCTCCATTTCTCTTTCTGTAGGATCTTGAATTCTACGAATGTAAGCAGCTTCAGGATCAACTCCTGTTCTATACTTACCATCTAGTTCCTTGTAGGGATATTTGAACACCCCTGTACCAGGAATACGCGTTAGACCTTTGAGTGCAAGACCACCTTGCATTGTCTGAAGTTGTGAGTTATTATACTCCTTCTTAATCGTTGAGATTTTACCTAACTTACCCATATGTAGTTTATTTATTTGGTTTGTTTTGCAGAGTGATTCCCACTGAAGGGAGAGCGATTAGGAGACACCCTAACCCAACACTCTGTAACTTGAGAAGAGCTCCCCCACTCTGAAGTGGGGGGCAATCTCTTCTCGGTATATGTGTGCTTCCAGTGGAAGCAGATCTGCAATACTGAGACTGCAGAGGAGTTCTTAGAACTGTGGGATTTCCTCAATCAGAACTGTACGAGACAAGTCCTCAATGAATACATCACAACGATCCTTCATCCAGATTTCGTATCCTGGGAATTTGTTCGCAGAGCTCATACCCTGAGACTTAGCAAAGCCTAAGTGGTGGCGAGTTCCATCGATATAACCCCAAGTCATAGAAGGAGCACCCTTCATACGAACTTCACGGATGTTGTTAACCAAAGAACCATCAGACATTGGAGATACGTCGAACACCATGAATACAGGAGTTGACTTCTTGTTCTGTCCAAATTCCAGGTTAGTTTGAGGCAGGTCAAGTTCTTTCAGGTGAATCAGTTCAACACGACCAGTCTCACGAGTAACCATTGCATCGAATGCAAAGTTGTAAGTGATGTGTTGTCCTTCTCCCTGCATGTAACGGTTTCCGCTATCAGCCATGAAGGTAAGACCACTGTTCAAAGCGTCATTCTTCAAAGCCTGCTGGAACACGTCAAAACCAGCTTCGTTAGTATACATTTTAACGCGACGGTCCTTAACATCAACACGACGATAGAACAAGTCACCAAACACTGAACGGATCAGGTTAGCAGTGAACTCTCCACGGTTGTATTGAACCAGGTTACCGTTATTACGCATACGATGGTAAACACCAGCTGAAGTACGCTTCAACTCTTGCTTGCTACCGTTAGTCTTAACAGTACCAGGACGAGACCAAATCATACGCTTAACTTTCAACTCAAGCATAGACTTACGCATCCAGAACTCAATAAATGGCTCCCACTTAACATCGTTACGAGTTAAAGGAAGTTGGTTACGACGCTGAGGTGCGTACACTAAGATATCCAAAGGCTGACCTTTAGAGTCTCTCATCATTTTGTCATCAGCCCACTCAGTGATTTTGTGCTCAAAACCATATGCAGAACCTAAAGATTCAAACATTGTGATTTGCTCACCCAAACGAGGAAGACCTAACAAATCTTGGTCGAACTCACCAATTGCAGCATCAACCAGCTCTAATTCAATACCTACTTGTAAGAAGGTAGAGCTAACGAAGTCTACAGTTGGGTTGTCAGTCACCAAAGTGAAGCTATAAAGGAAGCCCATGTTCCAAGGAACGGGATCCTTAATAACGTAAAAGCGAGGACCATACTGACGGCTACCAACAGAAACGATTGCGTTCTTAGAGAACTCGTTTGTGTCAAGAACCAATTGGAACTCTTGACCATCGATACCAGGCTTGCTCAACTCAAGAGTTGCAGATGGAACATCGATGATTTTGGGGAATTTGTAGGGAACAGCTACTTGCCATTTCCAAGCATCGCTATTATTATCAATGTAATAAGGCGTGCTTTTGTTGATCATGTCTAGGAAGTCATTGCTGTACAGAGAGCTCTGTGTATAGAGGCTGATGATCTTCTTATCATAATCAGCAGGCTCAGTTGAGTGAAAGCTCTCCAGGTGGTTAGCGTCAGTTAGCTTACCTACAGCACGCTTGTCCATTGATGCGACACGAGCATACGTGAAGCCAGTTAAACCTGGGATTGTTTGAATTGCCATTTTGTTATCCTTTTATTTAATGAAAATTTATAAGAACCATGAATTTTGCTTAGAAGGCTGAGAGCTACTTGCTGGTGACTTAGCTCGTGTCACTTGTCTAGCCACTTCCTCAAACATTGCGTTTGATTTCTTTGTAACGCCTGTTTTTTGGATGGTAGATAATGTAGGATCTTTTTCTAGGATCTTTAGGAGGAGAGCAACCTTCACTTTTGTTGCATGGTTCTCAGGTCTCTTCAATTCCAAGATGGTCTTGTCAAAATCAGTCAGGGTTTCACCAGACTGGGTTTTGTACTTATCTACCAGTAGGAAGTCTTGTAGTTCGGTGGCCAACTTGGGATTGATGGGGATTCCATCAAACTCCTTGGATTTCAGCTTTTCCTGTAGGACTTGCTGAACATTCTGGATGTATTGGTTTTTAATTGCTTGCTTCTGTTGGAGTTCTTGCTCAGCTCTTTGCTCCATTTGAGCTAGTTTCTGGGCTTCCTTCTTAACCAACACTTTGTGGTGCTTTGTAGCAACGCTTTCCAAATCACCGTAGTTTTTCAGCCTTTCAACTTCTGTATCGATGTCTTCAGCTTCAAAACCTTGATCAGCTAATGCTTGTTTAATCACTGTCACCTGATTATTCTCTTGTGACAGGTCCATTTCAGCAAAGCTGACTACATTATTATAAGCTCCAAAGTATTCTTTGGGATTAACGCCCTTTACGAATATAGCATCGAACGCTTGTTGATAGTCTTCACCAAACTGACCAATGAAGCTATTTACCATCTCAATTGCTCCTTTCTTCTTCTCATTTTGGAAGCGCTCCAGGAACTCTTCAGGAGTGGAAATGTTTACATCTTCTTCATCTTCATCTTTGGAGAACACACCAAGTTTAAAAAGGTCACGAGAAAGAGCAGTGAATTGACTCACCTGTTCTTCTCCTTCTACCTGATCATCATCAGCAGGAGTATCTTCAGCAGGTTTTGCTTCAGCAGCCTTTTTCTTAACTGGTTGAGGATCAGCATCTTCTGCATCATCCTCACTCTCATCATTGTCACCTAGGAAGTTTGAAATCATCTCCTGAGCAGAAGGTTCTTTACCTTCTTCTGTAGGAACAATCTCTTTTCCTTTAGGAACATCGGGTTTAGGGGTTGGAGCAGGAGGTTCAGCATCTTTTACAATCTTCTGAATATCATCAGGACTTCCTGTAGAAGTTTCAGGAGAAAGCAGATCGTTCAACAACTCTGCACCACCAGGTCCCATTTCCATAGTATTTTCAATACTAAAGTTCCCGAATGACGGGGTCTCAAGGTTCTCAGCCATATGTAGTTGTTTTATATTGGTTTATGAAACGTAAAAGTATATAATACCTATTGAACCACAAAGAGTTATGTATCTATATTGACCTTTTTCAGATATAATATAGCATTAATATAATTTACTCTAATCAAGTTTGTTTATCACTGTGTCATTTATGAGCCTAAAACTCTTGATTGGGGCTAGGTCAGTGAGGGTGACTTGTTGAATTTCAACGCCCCACTTCCTAGCCTCTACCCTTGCTTTCTTCGTAAGGGTATTATCAATCTCAGGGTCAATGCACTCATCTAGAGTTTTGTCCATGATAATATTCTTGATAATAGACTGGGTCATGTCAGATATAGCATCCTGAGCATCATACACTTCTAGAATGAAGGTTTGGATGTCAGCTATCCTATACTTAATCACTCCTTTCACCACAATGTTCTGCTTGTCTTTTGTATACAAGCTCTGTGGAGGAAGGCTCAACGTGGTTACCACTACGTGCTGTTCCATTGGATCATCCACAAATGGAATGCGCCAGTGGAATCCAGGTTTAGCTACCCTATGGAATTTACCAAACCTTAGAACAACTGCTTCCTCATAATCCCTCACAATGAAGAAAGGAAGCAGTTGCTCAAACCAGTTTACAATTAGGTCTATGAGCCTATCAAACATTATTTCTTAGGTTTAGGTTGTTTAGCCCTTCCCTTTGCATTTTCTTTTGCTATTGCTAGATCGTTTGCTTGGTTCTCTCTAGCCACCTGAAGCTTTTCTCTTTCAACAGCCAGCTTCTCAGCAGCAAGCTTATTCTTACTATTGATGTCAGCCATCTTTGCTTCAAAGTCTCTGCTAGCTTTAGATTGTTCTGCAGCTAACTTACTGATTTCTAATACATCAGGTGTACCACTAGCATCAATATCACTTAATGGTCCCACCTTAGCTTCAGCAGCAATCAAGGCAATCTCTTTCTTATTAATCCTGTCAAGCTCGTTCTGGTAGTTCTCGTTTGCAATGTCTTGCTCCTTCATAGCCTGAGCCTGTTGGATTTGAGCAGCTGCAATTTCTCTTTGTTGTTCAATCTGTTGCTGTTGCTGTTGCAACTGTTGCTGTTGAATAGCATCTTGCTTATCACGCAACTCTTTGAATACCTTCTTCATAGCTCTCATAGACTTAGTGCTATAAAGCTCAATAACGTCGTACAAGCTACCACCATTCTGAATAACAGCCTGAGAAAGCTGACGAAGCTCATTGAACATTTGTGTATCTTCAGGACGGTTTGTCAAGAACACCTTCAGATCACGGAACTTTAAATCAGAACCATTCACTGTAACAAATGCAGACTCACCCTCATTTGTAATATAGCTGAGAGTGGACTGAGGCTTCTTAGATTCTACATACAGAGCAGCATCTATAATTGCTTGATAGAGCTGACCCATTACATATTCATGTGCTACAAACAGAGGTTCTGTTTGAGAGTATGATTGTTGTACAGCTGTATTAACACCTGTAGCAGACTCACTAGCTGAGATGGAACCAAGTCTTTGTCTACTCATACCTACTAGTTCCCAACACTCATTCTTAACTTGTTGAGCAAGTGTATAACGAGATTGAATCTCTTGTGTACGTGTAAGGTCAATATCTCTAAACTGGTTGAAGCTAGATGGGCTCTTCAGGTTTTCTGGAGAGTCATCAATAAACACAACACCACGATTACGAGCTTCCATTTCCCAGATGTCTAATGCATCTTGAGCATCACCATCCTTTGGAACAGGAATATGACGAATTGATGTTAAATACACTTTACCAACTTCCTTCTCAAGAAGCTTGTAAAGCTGGTTCATACACACATTGTATAACACCTGGAAAGGCTTCATCAAGTCAACTAGACTCTTAGCCTCTGTGTTCTTCACCTCAAAGGTTGTACCAATGATTGGACAATAGTTAAGAAGTTTGAAAGGTTTAACATGATAAATATCTGGACCAACTTTAGTTCCTTGGTACCACTGATTAATCCATCCCCACTCTAAAGACTGTTGAGTAGGAATAGTGCCACTCTTGTAGTTTTCATCAACAAGAACAGACTGTTCGTTACCAAGCTCATCTAAATAAATGAGTTTACCAATCTTCTTCTTACTAATCCAATAGGAACGTACAACAACATACTTATATCCAAAGGAGCTTACATTAGAAGTGAGTCCTAAAAAATCTTTAAGACCATCATTGTTCTCCTTCATTTCACTCTCGATAATCATACGGGTCTGAAGAACCAGTGGATCATATGTGTCATACATCACTGAATCAATACCAGGTATTGCATCAGGATTGCCCAAATTTGATTCACGGACATTAATTAGTCCATAGTCTTGGAGAGAACTTCTTAGATGGTCAATTTCTTCTTTAGTGAGATCAGGAATGCTTTCAATAATTTCAGAAAGCTCCATCACTTGTACAGTACCAGCAGCATAAGCACCTTGTGCTCTACCTGTAGGATCAGAAATATATTTTCTATCAGGTGTAGTGAGGAACCATGTATTCTTGGGGTTAGCCACCTCAATGTTAAACCCAAGCTTGGAGTTATCCTCATATATGTGATAGAACTCCCTTCCAGATATAAGCAAATCACGGAAGGCATCTTCTGACTTTTCTTTTAGGTTGAACTCAGCCTTCTGACAAGTGAGAACGTGGTTAGCCCACTTCTCAGCAACAGATGTGTAGCTGTCTAGGACATCTTTCACATCTTCCATTGTCATTTGATTAAGCTGCTCTTCATCTATCTCTTGTCCTGTGAGAGCTGCTTGCTGTAAAATCTTTTGTCTAGCTTGAGAGATGACATACTCTTGAAGAATACCAGTTTTAAACTCTAGCTCTTCAGCTTTACTATCATCATCGAAAGCTTTAACACGAAAAGTATCTGGACGCTTTGTTATCTCACCAACCAACTCGTTTACAGGAGTGGTCATGATAGAATACATCTTTACATATGAAGGAAGTTGTAAATCAGCTGTTAATACATCTGTAAAACTTCTTACTTGAGGCTCTTGATAGAAATCCTCCATGCGAAGAATACCTTTTATTAAGTCATAGTTCTTGACAAAGGTGTCACGGTTCTTTACATACTCAGCATATGCCTTGTTTGCAAAGTAGTCCATGGTATTCTTAATCCAACTCTCATCTTGCTTCTCCTTGTCAGTTTTAAACTGATCAGGAAATATGTTTAGATAGGCATATCTAATCGTAGCATCTTTGGTATATCTAATGATAGCCATTATGTAAAAAGTTTACTTTTTTTCCTTTTATTAAATAACCCACGAGATTCTGTAAACAGAACATTCTTCTTATTGGGTTTAAATATCGCGTTTATTCTGGGATCATCAGATCCTCCCACTTTACCAAGCACAGGATTCATTTTAAGAGCCTGAGCAATAGCAAGTTCTGCAGCAACAATACGGTCAAAGTTACCCTGATCGTTATACTGGATAATCTCTTCCAGTAGAACAGGATCAAATATCTTTGACACACCTGTCACTTCTTTAGTCACATTACCTTCTTCATCCTTCTCTGTATACACCACTTCCTCCATATACTTCTTCAGACAGTTATGAAGATAGTCTCTTATCTTATCTGATGAACGGTGTACACCATAATCACGTTTCACTGTTGTGCCAGGCACCACCTCTTTCAACCAATCAGGTTGCTTCTCCAAATAATGTGCATCTCCTTTCGCTTTCATGTATTCTATAAAGGAGATATCATCATTCTCACAAAGCGTTCTAGCATTGTAATACTTGATAAGCAATCTAGCCTGTTCTTCCCAGGTTTCTTTCTTATCAGGACGTGCACAATACGAAGCTACGAACATATCCTGATATTTCTCTCCTGTAATATCATGCATACGCTTATATATGTATACAGATCCTAGAGAAGTGGAATATGCAGCTTGTCCTTGTCTATAAGGGTCAACTCCTGCTACATACAGTCCATACGGAGGGTTCTCAATAGGAAACTCGTATATAACAACAGGAGCATCTTTCAGATCGCTGTTTTTAAGGGGGAAGTTGGTTATAGGCTGTTTGTCTGTGAACTCATGAGAGATATTCTCACCATCATGGAACAAAACAACAGGAGTGCCTGTACGCCCCTGGTTAAGCAGTCTACCTTTTTGACGTTTAGCTGCTTCTATATCAAATATGTTTGTATCCTCATTTAGAAAGATGTCATCCACCTCTAGTGGGTAGTACATCTTCTCTTTCAGATAGGCCACTCTATCACCTGCCTTCTTAAGACGTTCTAGATTGCCTTCTGTTATTTGTTTAGCTTTCTCCTCATTACTCACCAACATCTTAATGTTGTGGAGATCGCTTCCTTCAGGCTGTCCCAAAAACTCGCCCAACGTACTTTCTTCTTTAGCTTCCATTCGATATTTATACGAAATAAACAAGCCATGAACACGTCTTTCGTCTTTCTCATTATTGTAAGTTAGGAAGTTAAAGTTGTCTGCATCAAACATTAAGCTCTTTGCATCCATGAATCTCTTCATATCACCACCAGTACCAGTGAGAATAGGAGAGCAGCCCCATCCATATGGTGTGGTGAAACCTGGTACAGCAGCTTGGAAGCCTCGAAGGAAATTACCTTTACCAATCTCATCGATAATTAGTTTACGTGGTTTAGTACCTGCAATTGCCTCTTCGTTATTACCTTCATCCAGGTTACGGATGAGGATCTGGGAGAAGGGTATACGTTCTCCTGATTTAGTCTTAATACCTAGGGTGACTTGGTTTTTCCAGTTGTCCTCCACTCTCTGCCATCTCCATGCTTCAGGCAAAAAGTTGAGGCCCTTGTCCAGCTTATCTGTGATCAGCTTTATATCGGGGGCATTTAACCCAGCGATCACATTCTGGGAGTTTTCATCAAATGTAGCGCCCCACCCTATGTAAGAAGCCTCTAAAACAGACTTGGCAAAACGTCGTATACCTAGTATTACCAAGCCCTTTTTTTCTTGTTGTGCCCTGTCTATCTCACTTGTCACCAACCATTCGTTATCACGCAACAGGGGATTGGCATATTTCTGGTAGATGCGTCCTCTTTCATCAATAACATCCACCTCTGTGTGCCACATGTTCAGGTGCCAGTAAAGGAATGGGTTGATATACATCCCATTCATTAAGCACCCGTTCAGACATATTTCTCTATGAAAGTCAAAAAACGGCTTATACTCTGCTGACTCACGGTCAGGCAGACGCCCCTGGTTAATAAACCAGTCTTTGTAGTCTATGCTTTTAACCCCATTCATCGTCTGCTCTTAAGGAAGTCTTCAGCCATGGAGCTTAATTCTCCATTACCTCTCACTTCCACCTTAGCTTCTTCCTTCTCACGTAGTTTCTCAACCACTTCAAGAAGAGCCAGATAATTCTTCATGGTTTCCTGGATGAACTTACCTTGTGCTTCAATAGAGGCAATCACCATAGGTAGCATACCACCCTTGGCTGTAGGTTTCCACTCAATCCTATCTTTTAACTCATGAAGAGGATTAGCATCCACATAAGCTTTCCAGCTTTGGAGCTGTTGTTCAGCCCAGTCTAGCTCAGCATTAATGTATGTAGTTTTTTTAATAGTCTTCGCCATCTTCTTCTTTTAGTATGTTTTCCAGATTCATACCATCCTTTATAATCTGGTCAATTTCACTCTCGTCTGTGTGAGGCACGTCCATATCGAGCTCAGCCTTATACTTCTCAAGAGCAAAAACTATTTCTCTATCTGTCAATCCCCATATATCTCCATACCCATCTAACGCTGTAGCTAGATGCCTACCCATATTATACTCAGGATAGGTAGAATGTAGTTGTTGGAGAATGGCAATTATGCGATGATAGTCGTTGGGTCTTCCCATGTCTACAATTTAGGCTATGATTCCAGCCGAACTTGCAGAGAGCTTTGTTAAACTAGGAGCCACTACGTCCTTTATAAGCTTAGCAATCTGTTCGTTGGCTAGGGTTTTAACATCTTCAGAGGTGCCTGGCGTAGCTACAAGTGCTGCCAGTTTCTCCATTACAATCCATGCTTCTACTACGGGGTTCATATTAATTGGTTTAAGTCTTCGTCAGTAATATCTTTATTTGGGTCAATCTCAATATCGCCTTGTTCAGAGTGCATATATTCCTCTTTTACAGCAATAGCTATATTGTCTTGAATCTCGTCAGGTACTCCTATGATGTCTACATAGTCAGCTCCTTTCTCCCAAGCGTCCTGAAGAATCTCAATTAAGATTTTCAGGGGAATTTTTCTAAGTGCCACTTCTTTATTTTCCATCTTTTCTCATTTGCTCTTCTTGTTCTTGCGTAACCACAGCTGTCCACTTCTTCAGGGGACATTCACATGAAAGACATTTGGTTTTAGCAGACAGGGTGCACCCACAATGGGCACAATGAGCATCAAGACGGATGGTTTTATAGTTTTTTACATTAGCAGAGTGATATTCACATCCTTTACAGATGCGTATCCTTTCTGCACTCGTCTCATTTATCACTGTCTTCAACTTCTCTGGAGGTAGGAGGTTGTTCCTCCATCCCTCGTAGATCTGGGAAAGTATCATACATCTTTGGTTTTAAATCTTCTATGGCATCTGTCACTGACTTGAGCATCACTCCCACTACCCTTCTGCGCTGGTCTGTCAATGTCTCGTCTTGGAGCCTTTTCTCATATGCCGCCTTCATCTCCTCGTATTTCTTCATCTGCTTGGCGGCTTTTTTGTCATTGAAATAAAACTTGCCAAACCCACTGATTTCCAGACTCTTATTCCTACCCATAGCCACATTAGCTTCCTGAAACTGGTGATTTACCACCGCCTCAATCGTCTTCTCACCTATCATCATCTTGACAGCCAGCTTCCTAATCAGGAAGTCTTTGACAGACATACTTATAGGCTTATCCGTGAACAAGTCTGATTTCAAGGGTGATGTCATTTTCAAAGTTTAATACTATCTTAGGATTCACCTTCACTTTCCCCCCATCTTTTACCAGCACTCCCATCTTCTTCAGCCTAGAAATGATGTTATTAATAGAGGCATTGGTGGTACCATACTTCTCACAGAACTCTTGCCTAATATTGGCATAAGATGCATTACCCCTAATAGCTGTAAAGGCTATAAGCTGTATTTCTCTTGTTGTAAGCTTCAGATCATTCACTGCAGATAGGAGTGTATAATACCTCTCTGCTACCAGATAGCTATCCTTTTCCTCCTTTCTCAGTTTTTGTAATATGACCTTCATGATATATAGTTGATACAAAGATATGATGTTATTATAACATAGTCAAATACAATCTTTTACACTATTGCTATATTATGCTCTTTTTTCTACCAGATACACCTTCCCCATTCTTATATCCTTGGTTCTGGAGCCATCCGTTCACCACATTCAACCACCCAATTGACCATCTATCTGTAGGGAGTATTATCCTCCTAACCCACCCAACCGCCCCAAAGTTACAACATGAATATACCAACTTCCAAATTTATTTTTTTCACGAGGGATTAAATGAGGGAATATGTAAAGCTATCCCTTGACAAACACCCCCCTGGTAGTAAAGCCATATGTTGACACTCCCCCTCCTTTAGATCCCAACTATTTATGCCCCCCCTACCAAAGTTCCACGTGGAAAATCCCCCCTAGGTGGTTACCCCTAGAAGGCAAAAATCTACCATATGCATGGGAGGGGAGGTTACTCCATAATAAAACCCCCAGTACAGTTTAGGCGGTTGGAGTGTCCCCCGTCATAACCATAAAACAAAACAAAATGAACAGTTTGACAATCGTTTCGGGAAATTTCTCTACAGGAGAAAATGCACAAGGTAACTACACAGGTTACACAGCGTTAGGCAAGAAAGTCTTCATCTTCAAGCG